TGGAGGATGGGTGCACCGAGGCCACGGCGGACAAGAAGCTCAAGCCGGGGTCCGCTGACCAGCTTATTGGGGCGCTTTTGATTGCAGAGATTATCAGCCCGTTTGGCAATGGGTGGGTGGTCAGCAATGACGTACAGGCGTCGGCTATGATTATGGCTAGGGGATCGCGTTGATTGCCATGCTCAACCGTACCGTACCGTACTTTTGGCGTACCGGTACGTTTCGGTACGTTAGCGTACCGGCGTACCGTACCGTACTTTAGCGTACCTTGGTACGGTGGGGCAAAGGGTCGCGAAGGCGTACCTGACCGTACCGGAACGTACCGGACACGGGAGACTGCACCCCCTGTAAGGGGGGCAGTACGTTTCGGTACGGTCGGGTACGCCCGCGAGCTGGAACCAGTACGGACGGGGTGTGCGGGACTTGAGGATAAATGCAATATGCTATAGGGTTTAGGAAGTCACAGGCAAATGGGGGTCAACATGAAGAAAGCAATCCAAAAAACATGGCGCGGAAATCCTCAGCCTACTGGCGACTGGCGGGTTTGCAGCAATCGGTTTGAGTGTGATGGCGTTGAGTGGGTTATTTTATATAAATTTAACGAAAAAGGATTTCTAAATTTGAAGGTGGCGGCTAATGGGCGGGCACTAAATAAAGCCAATTATTGGTTTTCGTTTAAGATTGAGGAAAAGTACTTTTTTGGAAGGGATGCGACGATCATGCGGGAAAATCGAGAAGATTTGTATCAGTTTATGCGGGATGAGGTTGATGGCATTGTGGCGAGGATTGAATTTTTGGGGGTATGAAAAAGCCAGCCCGAAGGCTGGCTGTGGTGGGGTAGAGGATATTTGAGTGGTTCAACCAATGATGTCCTCGTCTATGGTGTCAAGGGAGCTGCGAGACCAGACGGGGCTTTTGGCGTTATTGTAACGCTTGCGTAGCATGTCCCGTTTGAGGCATCCGCAGGATTGGGTGAATCCTTTGCGTAGCGACCGGCCAATGATTTCTTTTGTAGCCCCGCATGAGCATTTACATAACCAGAGCAATCGTCCGTCTTTGTTTAGTTTGTTGGCGGACTGGACGACAGTCAGGCGCCCATACACGTTCCCAGTCTCGTCGATCATGGCGTCACCTCCAATTTTTGAGCCAGCCAGTCGATGTCGATTTTGCCGTCCTCAAGGGCCGTTAAAAGCAGCAGGACGGCCTGTGGGGCGGGTCGGCTACCCGCTCGCCATAGCTCCACCGTCCGGGTCGTGGAGCCCGTCAGAAGGGCTGCGTCCCGCACCGTGAGGCCAAGGCGGATCATCTGGGCCTTGATGGGGGTCATGTTTCGCACTCCATGAAGGCGCGGATCACTTCTGCCGCGACTTGCGGGACGATGGCGTTACCGTAGGCGCGCAGTCGTCCCACTCGGTTGGATACCCCATGAGCCAGCAGGGGAAGGCCGGATTGAGCGCGCCTCGATTTTCCATCTGCTCCGGTGAGCCAGATGTGGTCGGACCAGAATGAAGATGCGGAACGTAATCCTTCAGATTGGAACATCCCGCTTTCTTCCGTGCTCTTTCCCATGCTTCCTTGGACCGTTCCCCCATCGAGTCCAGAGTATTTGGCGTCGGCCATGTGGCTATGTGCGCCTCCGCAGTCAGCGTAAGCGTGTTGCGGGTGAACTCGGCTGGATACCCCGCCTCCTTCGCCATGTGACACGTTGGAGTTCCACAAGTTTGTAGCGACCCAATAGAGCCGCTGTCGGATGTGGGGGGCGTCCACCGCGCAAGCCGGAATATCGACGCCCCGGCTGGCGTAACCTTCTCTCTCCAAATCAGAACGCACTCCGTCGAGCCAACCGTAGCCAGCCTGTCCCGCAACCTGCTCTCCCATGACGACAGGGGGCCTGACGGCACTGATGAGGCGATGGAAGTGGGGCCACAGATGCCTTGGATCGTCCGTACCGGCTCCTTTGCCTGCGACCGAGAACGGTTGGCAAGGGCATGAGCCTGTCCACACAGGCCGGTCGTCTGGCCACCCGGCGAGGCGGAGGGCGTGGCTTCACCCACCGATTCCGGCGAAGAAGTGGCATTGAGTGAAGCCTCTGAGGTCATCAGGGGAAACATCGACAATTGATCTGGTATCGACTTCGCCATCGGGTATGTGTCCTGATCTGATTAAGTTGCGGAGCCAATGCGCCGCATATGGCTCGATCTCGTTGTAGTAGGCGGTCATAGCTGGGCCTCAATGGCCTCAATGGCCTCTACGGCCTCTGTTAGCGTCCGGTGGTGGGTGAGTAGCCCGGCAGGCGTCAAAGCCCGCCAACAGCCCCGTGTGGCCCTCTGGATCCAGCCTATGGTGGCTGGGCCTTGGGTGAGGGTGTAAAGACCTTCGGTGGTGCGAGTGATGGTCATCATTTATGCGTCTTTCCATTCGTCATATTTTGTCTGTTGGTCTTCTAGTCTCTCCATGAGGAGGTCCACAGCCTCGCGGGGGGTGGAGGCATAGCCGATTGGGTCAGTCTCCTGCCCATCGTAGTCGTCGGTCACGGCGCACCAGTCCCAGCTTGGATGGGGGGAGTGGACGTTGAAGCTCACGATGATTTTGTAGCTGGTGGTCATGGAGAAGCCCAATTGCGTGAGACTGGGGAGAGCCTGAGCCCTCCCCAAGGGATGTTAATCTTCTTCGTAGGAAGCTTCGTCGAGGTTGGTCATCAGACTGTCGATGTCGGTGAAGGCGTTTTCAAGATAGCTGATGCGGTTGGACAGGACTTCGCCCTTTTCGCTTTCCTGCCACCGGGCAGACTTTTTGTCGAAGGTGTCCTGATAGGTGGCGTGGATGGCATTGAGATCAGACCGGATCTGCTCAAGTTTGGCGAAGATGGCGTTTATTTTCTTGACGGTCATTGTGGTGTTCCTTTGAGTGAGGTGGGGGCCGCAGCCCCCGTTGATGATTAAATCTTGACGTATTCGCTGGGGTCCAGCCAGAAGGGTGCGCCCAGTGAGCCCACCAGCTTGCCCTGCACATAAACCGCCTCGACATATTCTGACTCGTCGGCGGTTTGCATTTCCACGATGTCAACAATGTCGCGGGCAGGCGTTTCGGCATAAAGGTCAACGCCGAGAACGTAATCGGTGATTGCCTCGCACATTTGGCTATACAGATCGACGCCAGAGGCGGTGAAAGCGAGGCAGGGGAGGGATTCGCCAAGGGTGTAGAAGGTGAAGGTCATTTGTTTGCTCCGTTGTTGATGGTTTATTTATACCCGAAAAAATTACGGGGTGTCAAGCGCACCCCGCAATCTTTTTTAGGCGAAAGCCTTGGTCGTTCCTGAGACCGTCAGCTTGATGGTGGGCTTGATGGCCGTGGCGTGGCAGCGGCGGAAGTCCTCGGCGCTCAGAAGGGTCTCGGCCAAGTCCTTGCTGAAGGTGGTGGGGAAGCTCTCCGAAACCTTCACGATGGCCTTGGCGCCGTGGATGACGGTTTCCTTGCTTTGAATGATTGCCCCGCGGATCTTGTTCTGCTTGGCCTTCAGTTTTTTGATCTGGGCGTCAAGATTGGCATACTCGTCGGCGAGGGCGGCGAGGTTCTTCTGGGCGATGTAGTCGTGGATTTCGATGAACATTGTTTAGCTCCTGTTTGATTTGATTGTTTGGGGGTGATGGGGGCCGAGGCCCCCGGTTGATTAAGCCTTGGGCTGAATAGAGATAACGCGGGAGAGGCGAGGATCGAAAGCATCGTAGCAGCCGGGGTGGTCTTCGTCGGCCTCAATGCAAACTGCGCCGTAGTTCTCAAGGTAGGCGACAGCCTCGGCCTCAGTGGCGAAGGTTGCGATGACATCGCTGTAGTAGGCGGTGGAGGTGTAGACTTCAAACATTAGGCTGGGCTCCGTTGGTTGCTTCGTTGTTGATGTCCTATCTTTACCCCGTAATAATTTCGGGGTCAAGCGTTGATTTGCACTTTCTTGAAAAAAAGTTTGAGACGGGTTATCTTCAAGCATGGAATTGGTGGACAAGATTGCATTGGTTATCTGCGGGTACGGCTTGCCCGGAGACCCCTGCGAAAGCCCATGCGAGTTTTGTCTAGGTCAAGCAGATACAATAATTGAGGTTATCAATGGCGACTCCAAAAAAGAAACCAGAAGATCTGTTGAAGGTTGGAAGGCCGTCGCTGTATCGGCTTGAATATTGTGAGGCTGCGCTTGAGTTAGGGCGTAAGGGTAAGTCACTTACTCAAATTGCCGCTCATTTTGATGTTGATAAAGAGACTGTGCGAAATTGGTGCAAAGAACACCCTGAATTTCTCGACGCATTTACGCGAGCGATGACGTTTTCCCAGTGTTGGTGGGAGGATCAGGGGCAGGGCGGGCTTGCAAGTCGAGACTTCAACGCTGCGCTTTGGCATAAGAACGTAGCGTCTAGGTTCCGCGAGGACTACGCTGATCGCAAAGAGGTCACGGGCGCCAATGGCGGGCCTATTCAGCAGGCTGTGACGCTGCGGACGCTGGATGTCAGCGAGCTTGATGACGATCAGCTAGACGCGCTGGAGAGCGCGCTGGTGGCGACCCTTGGGAAAGATTGACCTTCCTCGCGACATTGATGGCAAGGCTACGCTCTTCAACATCGAAAAGCGCCGCTGCGAACTGTCGCTGGCGAACTTCATCAAGAAAGCTTGGCACGTTTGCGAGCCGGGCCAGCCATACGTTCATAACTGGCACATCGACATGATCTGCGCCCACTTGGAGGCAATCACTGCCGGTCATATCCTTGAAGACGGGACACTTTACAATCGTTTGTTAATTAATGTAATACCCGGTGCAATGAAGTCCATGATCTGCAACGTGTTTTGGCCCTCGTGGGAATGGGGTCCGAAGAACATGCCGCACATGCGCTACATCTGCGCAGCGCATCAGCAGGGCCTCGCCATCCGCGACAGCACGAAGATGCGCCGCCTTGTTGTCTCCGA